TAATCGATGTATTTGTATTGAAAAGAGTTTGGGATGATTATTATTTTCAAAACGATACACAAACATCAACTATTGATAAACCTGTGGACTCTCATAAAAAAGAATTATTTAAGTTTGTACCTGAAAGTAAAGTTACAATAGGAACACCTGCACAATTTCGTAAATGGTATTTAAAACGAGAAGGTGAGATAACTATCTAATGATTAAACTTAGAACATTATTACCACTTAATGAGTATTCTAAATTTAGGCTCAACATCCCTTCTGACATCAAGAAAATACATAAGCTTTTTAAGAAAAACAAGAAAAAACTTTTTGTTGTGGGTGGAGCAGTTAGGGATGCAATATTAGGAAAGAATCCAAAAGATTTTGATTTAGCCACCGATGCTAAACCTGATGAGGTCTTGGCAATTGCAAAAAAAGGTGGATTAAAAACCTTAGAGGTTGGAAAACAATTCGGTGTTGTTATAGTTGGTGGACATGAAATAGCAACATTCAGAAAGGATATTGGTAAGGGGAGACGCCCAAGTTCAGTTGATTATACCGACATCGAGGGTGATGTTAAACGGAGGGATTTGACCATAAATGCTCTGTTCTACGACATGGATAGAAGTGAGATTGTAGACTTGGTTGGTGGTATAAAAGATTTAGAAAAGAAGAAGATACGAACTGTTGGAAATGCAGTAGAAAGATTTGATGAGGACCCGTTGAGAAAGATGAGAGCACTAAGATTTCAAGGAGCACTTGGTGGTAAGTTAGGTAAAGAAACCGAAAATGCACTTAGACAGAATCCAAGTTTAAGAGGTGTGAGTGGAGAAAGAATTAGAGATGAGTTTGTCAAATCAATAATGAAGGCAAAATCATCCAAGAAGTACTTACAACTTTGTGATGAGTTAGGATTTACAAAACAAATACTACCTGGATTACAAGTTAAGATTCCATATATTAATGAAAACGATTATATTTTATTTTTGTCTTGGATTTTACGAAAAAATGATGTAAATTCAATAGGTAAGAAACTTAATAATTTGAAGTATTCATCAAAAGAAGTAGTGAATATTACATTTTTAATTTCATTACAAAATTTTAAAGCAGAAAATGTATTTTTGATAAAGAAGTTTCAATCAAAAACCACATTATCAGATTCACAAATTGTAAAGTTTGGTAAATACATAGGAAAAGATTTAAAAAAATTAGTTAGATTTAAACTATCGGTAAAGGGTAGTGATGTTCCAAGTGATTTAAAGGGAAAGGATATCGGTAAGGCGATACAAAACATGGAAAAGGAAAAGTATCTAAGTGAACAAGGTCTTGGTTCAAATAAAAAAGTCGTGGGTGATGATGAATATACTTTTGGACCTGATTGGATTCCTACATCACTTGGACAAAGAAAAAAAATGAAAAGGATTCATAAAAAAATTAATCGTAGTATGAGAGAAAGTCTCAATGAGAAATATGCCATAAGAGGTAGTAAGGTAGAAAAGTTCATCACAGGTCATAATTTAAAAATGAAAGGTAGACGATATAAAGAAATTGAATTTGAAACCTTAAAGGTTGATAATAGTAGAAAGATGATTACATTGAGAATTTTAGCACCAAAGAAGTTATTTGGTATGGAGATACCTGTAAAATTTGCAACATTGAGGAGAGGTCCGTTCTTAAAAACAGACACGAAGAAAAAAATAAAAGAAATAGCAGTTCGTCCAAAGCCAAAGAAGTTTAAAGATATCTATAATGCGTTACCAAGTGACTTGAAGAAACGCGTGTATAATCTAAAAAACTACGACCAGAGGAGAGATGCACACCCTGAAGGTAATGTGTTGAAACATACGATAGCCGTTACGAATAGGGCACTTAAAACTGGTGATATAGACTTTGGATTAGCAGCATTATTTCACGACATCGGTAAAGATGAAACAGCAGCCTTACATCCAAAGAAAGGATTTTGGACACACTATGGACACGAACACGTTTCTGCAAAATTAGTTAAGAAGTATAGAAAATGGATAATTACTATGGGTGGTAATCCACTTGATATTTACTATATGGTAAAACAACACATGAGAATGAAAGTCTTTGATAAGATGAAATGGACTAAACAAGATAAGATGAAAAAGTTTAGATCATTTGATAAGTTAAAGAAGTTTTCTAAATTCGATAGAGGTGGGAGAAAATAATGGATAAACTTACACGAGAACTGATACGGGATTTATTACCTGAAGGTTCTAATAAGATTAAGAAAGTAATAGGAATCTATGGTGGTAGATATCAACCATTTGGCCCACATCATAAAAAAACTTATGGGTGGTTAAAGAAAAAAGTAGATGTTGCATACATCACTACTACAAACATTAAGAAACCACCAAGACATCCTATGAATTATTCAGAAAAAGTTAGACATATGGTTAAGATGGGTATTCCTAAAAATCGTATTGTAGACGAGAGAGTTCCTTATGTAGCAAAAAATGTGCTAAAAAAATACGATTCCGAGACTACTGCCGTGATATATATATTCGGAGCTAAAGATGCTGGTAGGTTAGCAGGTGGTACAAAAAAAGATGGTAGTCCATCTTACTATCAAGAATACACGAAAAATAAAAATAATTTAAAAGGATATGAGGAACACGGATATATAATGACCGCTCCTCACGTCTCAGTTAAAGTTGGTGGTAAGGAAGTTAGTGGAACAGTAATGAGAGAATTACTTGGTTCACCAAAAATTAATGAAAAGGATAGACCAAAGTTATTTAAGGATGCATTTGGATACTTTAATAAAGGTATTTACCAAATGATGACTAATAAGTTTAAAAAGTTGTTTGAAGTAAAAGAAAATTTAATTACAGAAGGATTAGTAGCCGCACGAAACAAAGGACATTTGAAAAATGGTGGTGAAACAGCATTAACTACAAGTGGAATAATTTCTAAGTTTAAAGGTAGGGGGGATATTTCGGACGCATTTAGTTTTGCCATGAAAGACTTGGAAAAGGCTATCGGTTCTCTTTCTGAAAAACAAAGAAACAAGATATTCAAAAATGGTAAGGCCTGGATGAATCTTGAAGTTATGTGGCCCAAATCTTCTAATGTGATAAATTATGATAAGGCTGAAATAGTTTTTCACGGAGCTCTCGAATATGATGATAGTGGAAATGCTGTTGGAGAGGTCAAAGATAGTGCAAGAATGTTAGCTGGTATGATTAAACAGGTCAATCAAAACATACAGAAGCGGTATAAGATTGGAAAACCTAATTTTCTTAAAGTTCCAAAACATCAGAACTTTGAAAAGAAGAAAAAATACTTTTTAAACAAGTTAAAAAAATTACAGAAAACATATTCGTTAAAAGATAATGACTCACTTTCACTATACCATCAAAGTTATTGGGAAGAATTTATATACAATGGGGCACAGCAACACGGATTTACAATACCAAAAAAACTATTAAAGAATTTAACTAAGAGATGGGCCTTCTTTGACAAATCATACAAGATTCCAATGATTAAAAAAGATTTTAAAAATCATCCAGAATTTTTAGAATGGGTATTATCTACTGATAAGAATGACCATGCTAAAATGATTAAGGCTAATATGAAACCATTTGAAGAATTGTTCTTTGAGGTTGGTGCAGAAATAATGACAAATGTAAGTGGTTGGTTAGCAGCCAATCCAGATTCTACGGTTCAACGAGTAAAGAAACAATTAGATGCAGCAATCAAAGATGTAAGAAGTAAAAAAGATTTGAAAAAACTTAACACATTAAAATTACAATTAGATAAGTTGAAGTCAATTGGTGGATTAGATGCAATAGTTCCAAGTGAGGGAATAGTTTTTAAATATAACGGAAAGACATTTAAATTTACAGGAGCATTTGCTCCAATTAATCAAATAACAGGTTTAATGACCTTTTAGGAGTAGTTATGGAAACGGAACATCAACGACATCAGAAAGCGAGAGAAGCTATTCTGAGAGGTGAAGAAGCACCAAAAAGAATTATGGTTCATATGACCAGTACTGAAGAGGATAAGGAAAGGTCAGAACAGGCAAGATTAGAACGAGAAGAAAAGAGTGAACGTTCAAATGTACTAAAGGAAGCAAGAATGCCTTGGTTTTGTCCTAAGTGTAAAGGGGTAATGAAACATCGAAATGATGATAAGATGTATAGGGTAAATGGTCATTGTTTTAATTGTCAATTACAATTTGAACATAAACTTAGACTTGAAGGTAAGTATGATGCATATGAACAAAAGAGAGTTTTAACTAATGCTCTCTCGTATTATAATAACCAAATTGAAAGTATTGAGGTTTGGAGAGATGACGCAATGAAACCAGTAGTTGCTTATGATTCGGTAGGGGTTAAAGATATAGAACTTAAAAAAGAAACTTGGAGTGATAATTCAGATAAAGTTGAAGCTATGTCAGAAGAGGCACTTACAGCACTAACTAAATTAAAAGAAGAAGTGGAAGAAAAACTCAATAGTTTAGAAGTTTAATATTTATAAGTGTGAAAGTATATATTGGAGAAGTTAATTGATTAAAATGAAGAAAATATTAGAAGAAAAAGTAGACATTTCAGATACTTCATGGAATCATCAAAAATTATTAAAGGTAGGTCAGGATTATATAAATAAAACTCGTGACGGAAAACTTTGGTATGAACTTGAAGATGATATAAAAAAGAGTAAGAATAGAACTCTAATAAAATATTTTAAAGAATATGATAAAGCTCGTCTTAAACTTCAACATGCTAGTGCACTTATGACAAGAGCCTTTAACTTGGAAAAATGATGATTAAATTAAAAGAAATAATATCAGAAGCTTACAAACATCCATTATATGGAAGTGATACACAACACTTTTTTGTAAAGAAACCATTTTATGTTTATATAAGGGGAACAGCATCCGAACCCACAGGTCAATACTCTACTCCAGGTCCTGGTGGTAACAAGATGATTTATAGAAAAGAAGCATTAAAATTTTATGTACAAAAAGGATATCAGATAAGTAATCTACCAGGTGGTGTTTTCGTAATAAACAGAAAAGGTAAGACAGCATATGATATTATTACTAAAAAAGGTGGAACGGGTAAACCAAAAAATTTAGAAGAAATACCACCAAAAGGGCACAGAAACTTTGTAGCTTATAGTATGTGGAAAAATTGGTTAAATAAATGATAGATTACTTAAAAGAATTTAAAGGTGATGTCATTGGTGATTTTATAGTCGAGAATGATATTAAGGATATTTTAAATGAGGCTGGCTCAAATACTCAAAAATCTCCAACGGATGATGGTCCTGCAACATTTTACAGAAATTTAACTCAGTATAAAAAAGAATCTAAAGATTGGGTTGAACAATTACAAAATGATTTAGGTTGGAAAGTAATTGATTATATACTAAGTGATGGAGCAATGGATCCTGAAGAAGATTATACTATGTCACACAGAACCATAAATGCTATTTCTCACGGTGAACCAAAAAAATATAAAAAAACTTTACGGAATGTGATGGATAATTTAGGTTGGAAAGTGATTAAGTGGATGGGAATTGACAAAGACCAACAGATGGCAGGTCCACCTATAGCATCTGGAGTTGACGCTGAAGGTCGTAAAGAAGATAACGAAAAACGAACAAACGATGCGGCACAGAAAAGTGGTAAAAAATTTAAAGGTGGTCGTCCAAGACTCCATGTTGAAAAATACGCTCCATTGTCTAAAGATTGGTGGAATGATGAACTTAAAGAATTAATAACAGAAGGTGGAGCATACGGACATATGGCACATCCTTTTGATGACAAAGATTTGACATTTAAAGATTTAAAAAATATTATAGAAATGGGGTTAGGTGGTCAGTTAGATAGAGAAGATAATGTTACAGAGAAACTTGACGGACAGAACCTTATGATAGGTTGGAGATCATAATGAACATATTTGAACAAGGACTATGGAAAATAATAAACGAGGCCTCCCCAACGGGTACTGCAGGTCAGAGTAGTTTAGGAATTGCTACAGGTGATGCATGGCCAGATGGATTATATACTAAACGAGGTGAAAGACGATATGTAGGACCTGCAAGTTTAACTCGTGGTATGCAACAAGTAGATTTTCCTGCATCAGATAATATTTATGGAGGTCCTGATAGTTTGAATAATGCAAGACGAGCAAAAAGAGATGCGGGTAAATTATATAAATATTTAAGTGATCCAGATGGTAATTCAGAAGTTAAAGCAGATGAACTACGAGATGACACACCACCATTATCACCTAAGCAAAGAATGTATGGAATACATGGATTTCATAGAAAACAAGAATATACTATTCCACCAGAATCAGCAAATTTTCATTCTACCTCACAAACTCTGATTAAACCAACCACACCACCTGAAGGAACTGTGAGTGGTGGAGTACCAGCAACACCTGAACCCGGTTCTAAGGAAATGGGAAGTTCAAGTGGATATAGACAAGCTCAAAAAGGTGGAGAATCAGTATTTGCACAAAATAAAACTTTATGGGGAAAGTGGGAAGATCACAGAATTTCAAGTAAAGTTGTGGGTAGAGAATGGAAAGGTGGTAAATTAGTTGATTTGTTACCAAAAGGAGTTAAATAATGTCTATTACAATTGATATAAGTATCGGAGATACCATATTAGGTGGTAAGTTTAAAAACAAAAAAATTAAAGTAAAAGAAATTGGTAAAGATGATTGGGGAATGCCAACAATAAACGGAAGAAAGGTAGTTAATTTTAGAATACCAAAATCTGTTGAAGAAAAAATTGATAGGGATAAGGACGGATACGGAAAGTACAAAGAGCCTATGGATAGTGAATTTGATGAACCATCTAAAACCAAACGGTTAGAGGGTAAATCTACATATAAAAAAATAATGGAGATGTAAATATGGATTGGTTAAAGAAACTCATAGTTGGTATTTTAGGACTTTTCGGTTTAAGTACTATTTTAAGTGCAAAAAAATCAAAAGAAGTAGAAGAGCTCGGTAAGGTTATTAAAGAACACAAGAAAAAAGAAAAAGAAGTAGCAAAAGAAGTAGAAAAATTAGAAGTAAATAAAACTGAGAACAAGAAAGAAATAACAAAATTAAAAAGTAAACTCACTCGTACTAAAAACGAAGTGAAAAAGATGGAAGTAACTTTTGAAAAAGATGATGTAGATGATGCAGCAGATTTTTTGAGAAAGTTTTCCAAATCTAAATAATTATATATACAAGGAGAAATTAAATGGCAACACCAACTTATCCAAGTACCCATAGGTCTCAACCAGACTATAAGAGTACTGGTGATTACAATAGAGTAACAAAAGTTGCTTCTTCAACAACATTTCATGCGACTGGTTCAAACGCTGGAGCCGCATTTATATGTGAAGTTGTGACCAATGTTGTAATAACTGCAGCCGATGGTGGATCAATACCAGGAACATCTTTGACAGCAGATACACTTTATCCAATTGGAACAAGGAAAGTAACAATTGGTGCAAGTGGTATAGTTTACGTATTACATAGGTAGGAAATGAGTATGAAACATTTATGGATACTATTGTTATCCATTCCATTGTTTGGACAAACAACTCTAACAGACGAACAGGTATTGGGAATAGCAAATCAAATAAAAGAATTACAATATTCTGATAGTACTAAATCAGTTCAGATTAAAATCTACGAAGGTTTAGTAACGGAATATGAGGGACAGATGAAGTTAGATTCTTTACTACTTGTAGCAAAAGATAAACAGATTGTCTCGATAAAGGCACAAAATGAGGCCTACATAAAGAAGGCAAAATTGGCAAAACCAAGTTGGTACGAAAATAAGTGGCTATATTTTACATACGGAGTAGCAACAGTAACCATTCCAACTTATTTTGGAATTAAAATAGTGGATATATCAAATTAATGAATGATAATAAGATGAAAGAAGTCATCAAGAAAGAATACTTGAAATGTGCACAGGATCCTGTGTATTTTTTGAAAAAGTATGCTGTGATTCAACATCCAATGAGGGGTAAAGTACCCTTTGAATTGTATCCATTTCAAGAAGATTCTTTAAATTATTTTAAAAATAATAATTATAATATTATTCTGAAAGCACGTCAGTTGGGAATATCAACCTTAACTGCTGGATATTCCTTATGGATGATGACCTTTCAATCAGATAAAAATATATTGGTAATTGCTACCAAACAAGATACTGCTAAAAATTTAGTTACAAAAATTAGAGTGATGCACGCAAACTTACCAAGTTGGGTAAGGTCAAAGTGTGTTGAGGATAATAAACTCTCATTACGATATTCAAATGGTTCACAAGTAAAGGCTATATCATCTACTGAGGACGCAGGTCGTTCAGAGGCACTATCTCTACTTGTTATGGATGAGGCAGCATTTATTGATAAGATTGATACAATATGGACTGCTGCACAAAGTACTCTTGCAACTGGTGGTCAATGTATTGCATTATCTACACCGAATGGTGTTGGTAATTGGTTTCACAAGACTTGGGTGGGAGCTGAAGATGGTACAAATGATTGGAATACAATTAAACTCCATTGGACGGTACATCCTGATAGAGAACAAGAATGGAGAGATGAACAAGATAAACTTTTAGGACCAAGTAGTGCAGCACAAGAATGTGATTGTGATTTTATCACTTCCGGTCAAGGTGTAATTGATCCAAGAATTTTAGAGGAATATAAAAAAGTACACATAGAAGAACCTATCGAGAAAAGGGGAATAGATAGTAATTTATGGATATATAGACAACCTAATTACACAAAGAATTATGTAGTAGCAGCTGACGTTGCTCGTGGTGATGGACAAGATTTTTCTGCATTCCATGTGATAGAAATAGAAAGTATGGAACAAGTTGCAGAATACAAGGGGAAGATTTCTACCAAAGATTATGGTAACTTATGTATGAATACTGCCGTAGAATACAATAACGCATTACTTGTTATTGAGAACTCAAGTATAGGTTGGGCAGCCATTCAACAAGTAATTGATAGGGAATATGAAAACCTATTTTACACAAGTAAAGATTTAAGGTATGTTGATGTTGCAAGACAAGTAACAAACCGATATAGAAATTCAGAAAGACAAATGGTTCCTGGATTTAGTATGACAATGAAAACAAGACCATTGGTTATTGCTAAATTAGAGGAATATTTCAGAGAGAAATCACTTATTGTTCATTCAGACCGATTAATTGATGAATTGTTTGTCTTTATTTGGAATAATAATAGAGCCGAAGCAATGTCAGGTTATAATGATGACCTTGCAATGAGTTTGGCAATTGGATTGTGGGTAAGGGATACTGCACTTAGATTAAGTGCGGAAGGAATGGCCTTACAGAAAACAGTCCTAAATAAAATGTTAGATTATGACATGGTATATACGGCAGACGACAATAAAACAGATGATTGGGTGATGGAAACTGGAAATACTAAAGAAGATTTAACTTGGTTAGTAAAATAATAAGAGGATAAAATGGCACAAACAAATTTAAGAGCAAGATTAACACGACTTTTTTCTACGAATGTAATCGTAAGACATGCAGGTGGTAAAAAGTTAAAGGTAGCTGATACTAATAGAGTACAGAGCCATTCAAAGAATAATCTTGTAGATAGGTGGTCAAGACTTCACACTACTCAAACGGCTGGTGGATATGGACATTCCCAATCTATAAGTTTTCAAGCACAACGACTTGGATTGTTCAGAGATTATGAAGAAATGGACAATGATGCAATTATATCATCAGCACTTGATATTTATGCAGATGAATCAACAATGAAAAATGAGTATGGTAAGGTATTGGATATAACAACTGAAAATGAGAACATCCATGATATTTTACATAACTTATTCTATGATGTATTAAACATAGAATTTAATCTCTGGCCTTGGGTAAGAAATTTATGTAAGTATGGAGATTTCTATCTTTATTTAGATATTAAAGAAAAGTATGGAGTCACTAATGTAGTACCAATGTCTACTTATGATGTTACTCGTTTAGAAGGTGAGGATCCAGAGAATCCATATTATACTCAGTTTATGGTTGAAAATGGTGATTCACGACATAGTTCAAATATGACACAAGGAAAGACATTAGAAAATTTTGAAATTGCACACTTCCGTTTACTATCAGATTCAAACTTTTTACCCTATGGTAAAGGTATGATTGAAGGTGGTCGTAAGATTTGGAAACAATTATCTCTTATGGAAGATGCTATGTTAATACATCGTATTATGAGAGCTCCTGAAAAAAGAGTATTCAAGATTGATATTGGAAATATTCCACCTGCAGAAGTTGAAAACTTTATGCAAAAGATAATTAATAAAATGAAAAAGGCACCTGTTATGGATACTCAAACTGGTGATTACAATTTAAAATATAATGTTCAAAACCTTACAGAAGATTTCTTCTTACCAGTTCGTGGTGGTGATAGTGGAACTCAGATTGATAGTTTAGCTGGATTGACTTATGAGGCGGTAGATGATATTGAATATTTGAGAAACAAATTAATGGCATCTTTAAAGATACCAAAGGCATTTCTTGGTTATGATGAAGCAGCTGGTAGTAAAGCAACATTAGCAGCAGAAGATGTTAGATTTGCAAGAACTATCGAAAGAATACAGAGAATTGTTACAAGTGAATTAACAAAAATTGCTATTGTTCATTTGTATTCACAAGGGTATACCGATGCAGACCTTGTTGATTTTGAATTAAATTTAAAAAACCCATCCACGATATATGAAGAAGAAAAGATTGAATTGTGGAACAACAAACAGAGTCTTGCCTCAAGTCTAATGGATTCTAAAATAGCAGATACGGAATGGATATACGATAATATATTTAAATTTTCAGAAGAAGAAAAAGAAGAAGTGAGACTTGGATTACTAAAAGACCAAAAACGAAAGTTTAGATGGCAACAGATTGAAATGGAAGGTAATGATCCAGTTCAAAGTCAAGAGGCCATTGGAACACAAGGTGCAATGATGGACGCACAAGGTGGAGAAGGTGGAATGCCAGGAGTACCTGGACCACAACCACCAGGAGCAAGAACAGCAAGAACAAGTCGAGAATTAGAAATGGATATGCCAGAT